ATGAGTAAGAGCCATATAAATCTACTTCAGCTCCATCACCTACATCTGCTGTCCATACTCCTGCTGAAAAGCCCCCTGCTTCTATATCAAACCCTGCATTTAAAGAGTCTGCGTGTTGAAATATGCCTCTATAATGATACTCTGACGCATACCCTACATTTCCTGAAAATTCTACTGCACCTACTATTGCACTTAGTAGGCATAACGATATTAATTTTTTATGTCTCACTGTTTACTCCAATCCACTGACGTTGCCGTTCTTGACCACCTCAATCTTTTCCAAGAGAGGGTGAGTCCAACCATGTGATACTATATAAGTATTAAGAGGTTCGTTTAATAACACCTCCACCATTTTCTCGCGTCCTGCATCATCTAATACATTTATTACTTCATCCAAGAATAACACATTTATCCTAGACTTAGAAATACTACTCATTAGCTTGCGAATGGCTATAAGAGTGGCAGTGTTTACTCTAGCTAATTCTCCTGAAGAAAGGGCTAGAATATCTACTATATTTCCGTTGTCTGTGATTTGTACATTGAGTTTATCATTTGAAACTATAAACTCAAGAGTGAACCTACCGTCAGAGAGTTCAGCCAAATACTCATTTGCTAACTCTTCTAATTCTTTAACTAGGTTTTCAATCTTATAAGCAAGTAGCCCGTTAGTACTGAAAGACTTTTTTAGAATCTCTAAGGAAGTCTCTAACTTACTGTGGGTCTTTAACTCAGCTTCACATTGTTTGAGCTGTGTTAAAAATTCTTCAGTTTGTTCCTGTACTACTTGGATACGGGTGTTTTGCTTTGTTCTTCTTTCGTTCTCATCTGCGATACTCTGTCTAAGCTTTTTAGTTTGAAGTAGGTCAGCTCGTACGCTCGCCAGCCTTGTTTCAAGCTCATTTTTATCCACTGGACTCGTTGGAAGGGTTTGGTCAATAGAGCGAAATAAATCTTCCCAATCTTTTTTTGCAGTTGAGTTTTTAACGTATATGTCGTTACTTCGTTTGATGGTCTCAATTTCATCGTAAATTCCCTCAATTTTTTCCTGTGCTGTCTCCAACACCTCTTGCTCAACTGCAATCATCTCTTGTTTAAAAGAATTGTCTACAGGTTGCTCGCAAGTAGGGCAATGATCTCCCAAACCTTTTAGCTTCGTTAAAAGCCTCTGTGCACCCGTAGCGGCTGCTTTTAAACTGCCTACTTGGGATTGTAGCCCGTCGTAGGACTTTAAATCAGTTACAGGTGAACTGTTAATAGCACCTATATCTATTGATCCTAACAATGTCTTATATTGATTATTTTGTGAGATTTTTTTATTTTTTTCAGAGATATTTTGAATCTCTATCGTTAAACGACGCAAAGACTCTTCGTCTTCAGTCGTATCAATATCAAAATCTTCCAGAGGAAGTATATTGGTATCAGTCAATTTATTGTTGGCTAACCATTTCTCAATAGTTGCTAACCTTGAGGTGATCGTGGCAGTATGGACATAAGCCTCTCTAGCAGCCTCTTTGAACACTTCAAATAATTCTACATACTTCTCTAGGTGTAATAAGTCAATTAAGAACTTCTTTCGATTAGCATCAGTAGCAGTTAAAAACTGCAAGCTCGCATTTGTATTCTGATAAACTAATTGAGAGAAGGTTTTAAAGTCAACACCAATAATTTCTTGAATGCTTTTATAAGTATTTGTAGCCGTATGACTACTAATATCTTCACTATTTTTTTCTAGTTTTACTTTAATACTAGACTTTCGGGTAATAGTTATCTCATACCTATCTTCATCTTTAGTAAATGAAAGATAGATATTATAACCATCGTTTATGTATCTGTTGGGAATGTCTGCTTTCTTTATGCCTTTTGAGTTCTTGTTATACAGAGCTTCCTCAATGATCAATGGTATAGAGGACTTCCCCATACCATTCGTACCAATAATTTGTGTTACTGTATTATCATTGAGTGTTAATTCATTACCAGAACCGTAGCTAAAGCAGTTATCCCATTTCAATGTTCGCAGCGTAATCATTATAAGTTCCTAAGATATCTGGTATTTTTTCGGGTGAGATTTCTAAAATATAAGTTAGATACTCTACTAATTCTTCATCTATAGACATATCTTTGTTTATTATTAAAGAGGCTTCCGAGTTTCTTTTAACTACTTTCTTATCAAGTAAGTCGGAGTTTTTGACAGTGGCCAGATCATGAATGTCACCTTCTATCTCATAGATTGTGTGATCGTAATCTGTGGGTATCATAGCACTAGGGTCTGATACTGTCTGTCTAATTAATTGTGGAAGTTTAAACTCTTCCCACATCCAACTCCAATCACGTTCATTGATAAGTAGATACCCCGTCTTAACTCTACTTCTATGAAAAGAAGTGGTCATAGGACTACCTGGATATACAATGTTACGTTGGGTATTGCTATGAGCGTGTAAATCTCCCGCAAATACTATAGGGAAATCAGCTAATAAATCTAAATCTATTTCGGGTTTAACGTGAGGAGGTATCTCTCCACGAATGTGTGTAAACAAGGGCATTTTAGTATCGAAATGGTCTATGCTACCTTTCTTGTGAAGATCGGCATAAGGCAAAATGCCGTAGCCTGTATCTTTATCAATATACGAAATATCTACTATGTTAATAAGAGGGTTTATATCTCTGGATACTTGTTTTAGCTGTGTAAAGAACGTCTTGTTCTTTTTAGTAGCTTCGTGGTTTCCGTCATATATAATAGTTGGAATCTGTACTTTCCTAATAAACGAAAAGTACAGCTCCAGTTCCTCCATGCTCGGAAGGCGATCAAATAGATCACCCCCGATTATATGCATACTACATTGTTTTTCTAGTTCGTAAACTTGTTCAAAGAACATTTCATACCGATTTACTGCCCACTTAATAGGGACGTTTTTCTGTCCCAGCTTTATGTGCCAGTCCGCGGTAAATAAAATCATCCTACATTGAACTCTGCTTCTAGCAACTCGTCATCGCTATCTTGACTGCCTACTCTTAGACGATCAAGTAACTCTTTCTGTGCATCAGCAGTAGGGCGAGGCATAACATCGTCCATAGACTTAAGATCTGCAATAGAACTCAACTCTTCGTCTGTCAGAGCACGTGGCTTACACTTCAATGCCTGTAGTTGGTACTCAACATTGTAAGGTAATGGGCCTGTCTTAACTCTTTTAAAACAGATATCCCAGCCAGTTGTTTGGTCAGTAGGATCTCCAAGATCTTCTGCGGCAGTAATTACTTGCTCCCACAACTTCTTCTTAAGATTCGCTACTTTAACTTTACCGTCAGTAGGGTCAATAACTTGAACAGCGTAGCTCCAGCCACACTTAAGGTCTGGGAAGTATTCACGAACCCAATCTTTTTCTGCGTTATTGAACTTCTCTGCGTTACGGTCGAATGACAAGCACTCCAAAGGAATGTTCTTGCCGTTTTCACCTTCAATCCAGTAAACGTAACGAGCAAGAATGTCGCCTACGATGCGCATCTTGTTATCGCCGTCTTTGTATGTGAAAGTATTAATTGATGATTTCTGGGCTCCGCCAGTTTGCTTATTAAATGATAATGCCATTAGTGTATATTCTCCTGTGTGACTTCTTCATATAGAAAGTGAATATCATCCCCTTCTACTGTAAGTAGCCTATTGTCTGTGATAGTTTCTAGAGGTACTGGTAAATGCAGTAAATCTAGTGTAAGTTTTTTTGACACTAAGTACTCTGCAAGGCTTCGGAGTGAAGCGAGTGCGTAGTACACCGAGATGTCGCGGGTTGAGTACTTATAAGAATTGAGCAAAAGAACATCTGGGTGCAGTAAAAAATTATTACCCACGAAGTTCATTTGAGAATACGAATAGATGGGGTCATATTTATTATTTGGAATTTGCTTTTTTATGAGCATTTCCATTATCAAATTACAATTTGAAATATTACCCTCTGCCGTATCGTAGACCTTTTTCCAATCAAATAAGAACAACTATTATACTCCTTTTTAAGAATTTTGTCAAGAAATATTTTTTTCAAAGTCACAATAATCGCGACAAAGAGGCTGAATACCTTTGACAATAGCTAAGGGTACAGATATAGACACCCTAGCTGTTACTGGTTCTGCTTTATGGTATGTACCTTTTGGTATATATAACAGATCCCCTGGTTCTAGTACTGTATCTATTACGCAGTCTTTACGAGATGTTTTTGTAAAAACCTGCCAGTGGACTTTTCCGATTGCATGCACTAGAAAATTATCGTCTGCATCTGCGTGTACCGAGAAAGAGGTAGCATCTTTACACGGTGAACAGTAAAAATGTGCGTCAGCAGCACTATTAGCTATTGTTTCCTCTAAACAACCCGCGATTGCAGAAATATTAGGAGTAAGCATAGATGCTTTAGTTAATATAACACTTCCACCCTGTTGCCAGTTTCTATAGACTTTTAAAACTTCGTACCTATTGTCAAAGTCCCAGTGAGGCTGGAAGTCTGAATGTAAATTGTTTTTTTCCATACACAACTTGTTGCCCTGCGGAGTTATAACCTGCAAACCCGCTGAAGCTCTGTGATTGTTGATATAGTCTGAGAACTGCTTCCAAGTTATAATATTTGAGAAAAATTCTTTTTTATAATCAGTCGCAGGAAACACATAAGGCTTCTTCCCTAGTATTTCTTCAAAAAGTTCTTTCTTAGTCACTGGTGCTATTAAATCTTCTAGTGTCATAATTGTTTTATTTGCCAACCCTGTTTCATGTAAAAGCCCACTCTATTTGAGGCCTGCCTTTTAGCAGTATTGCCTTTAAGATGTATGTCTATGATAACAGGGTCAATTTTTCCTTTCTTTTTACGAATTACCCTACCTATTAGCTGTGTAAGTAGGGGCTCATTATTCACGGGGGTTCCTAGTATTAAACAACTAAGCGTGTCTACTGAAATTCCTTCTGAGAAAATGGCTTGAGTTCCGTATAAAACATTTGCGTCCCCGTAGAGCACTTGATCTATTAACCCCTCTCTGTCCGCGTGAGGTATATCACCTGTTACACAGACTGCTTTTTCTCCTGTAAGCTCCGCACAACTCTTTAAAAAAGCTACTCGGTCACTTACTACTAATACTTTATGCCCTCTTGCAGCGTAGGCTGCCGCTAGCATGGCTATAGTATGTCTATATTCTTCATCGTTTGCTAACTTAGTTACTCTATTAGCCCAAGGTATTTTTGCTCCGTCCATAAATCTTATTTCAGAATGCACTAGATGCACGCTAGGAGTCATATAGTTCTCCTTTGGTGGTTTAAATATCTTGCTTCCAAAGTAATCTCTGAATACTACGTGCTTTCCATCCTTTCGTTCTATGGTTCCTGATAGTCCTATCTTATATCGACAATGATTTGTATCTAGTAACTTGGAAAAGGTTGGACTACTAACGTGATGCATTTCATCTAGTATGATAGTTCCAAATTCCTTTCTTATCTTCTCAATATTACGGTATAATGTTTGAGTATTGCCAATAACGATAGGATGGTCTATCTCCCAGTTTCCACTACCTAAGATTCCAGCCGTAATTCCATAGACTTTTTCTACTTCCTTCGCCCACTGGTTTCTTAGTGCTACAGTGTGGGTTATAATTAGTGTTTTCTGACCGAGCTTACCAGCAATGGCAAGACCTGTAAAAGTCTTTCCCCAACTGACCCAAGCGTTTATTATACTATTGTCTTCGAGCGCATCATAAACATCCTTTTGACTGTCTCGTAACTCATACTTAAACGTAGGAAATTCTACTGGCTTTGTAATGCGTTTATCTACTATTTCGTAATGCTCTGGGATTAAATCCATTCGTCCCACAGGTAATGATACCAACCCTTTGCGAATAAGCCCCATGTTTTTAATAACCTGGGGCGGATCTAAAGGGTTGTGCGTAGGAATAGAATATGTGAGCTCTTTGTCGATACTCAGTTGGAGTTCGTCACTAACTTCCATATATATTCTGTTACTTATAACTGCTTTCATGTGCTCAATTCATTCTTAGCTATAATGTAGTTCTTAACAAAGTCGGAGCGTACTATGTCCTCTACCTCATATTCAATGAAGTCGAAATCACCCATACGTTTAAGTATTTGCATAAATTTTTGCATACCATTTTTATCTAGGTCTGCTTGCCTAAAATCTCCACAGAATATTACTCTACAGTTCTGTCCTATACGAGTAATAATTGAATCTAGCTCGTGAAAAGACATATTTTGGCACTCATCTACCAATATAACTGCGTGTTTTAGTGTAATTCCTCTAATAAAAGAGGTAGTCATAAACTCTACTAGAGACTTCTGTTTTAGTATACCATAAGCGTCCCCTCTAGCAAACAATTCATTTGATACTGCTTGATAAGGCTCTTCATATACTGAGGACTTTTCTTTTTCTGTTCCGGGAAGAAACCCAATGTCCCGAGTT